GAAAGTCAGAAGTATAATGAAAGAACTTTTGAAATGTTAGATAAAATGATGAAAGAATCTAAACCTATATGGGAAGCTTTTGGAAAAATATATAAAGAGTATCAGACTGAAAATATAGAAACTAGAGCTAGAGGAGGTCGTCAAGAATCATTCACAGAAAAATTATTAAGTTAATGAAAAATAAATTACCAGAACAGTATGATAAAACATATAAACCTTTGTCAGATGGTTTAAAAATTTTAGAAAGTAAAATTGACGGACAAGGGTTATTTACTACTAAACTATTACCTCAAGGTAAAGCTTTAGGAACTACACATCTTGAAGTATCTGGTTTACTAAACATTATTAGAACACCTTTAGGGGGATTTATAAATCATTCTGATACACCTAATTGTGTAATAAAAACATTCAAAAGTGATGCTTTACCATCAAGTATAGTATTTCATGGATTAAGTACTTTAAAAGTTATACAACCTGATGAAGAGTTAACTATAGATTATAGTAAATCATCTTGTTCAGAAAAATGTAAATATCAATACGGAATTAATAAAAAATAAAATTTAAAAATATGTACCCAGTAAATAAACCAAATCAATATAATAAACCTAAAGAAAGACCTAGATTTTTTTTAAAAGAAGGTACTTACTTTTGGATGTCTAGTATTATGAAAACTTATAATACAGAAAATAGAAATAAATGGCAAGAACATTTAGCTAATAATCAAAATGATTAAATATGATTATATTAATTGATACTGATAAAAATATTATTAAAAGTAATAATAATGAAAATTTAAGCAATGTTTATGATGAGTTAGTAAAGGTTTTAACTAATTATGGTGTATTTACCCATGATGTATTAAAAGTAAAAACTAAATTTAAAACTATTAAACCTATTATTAATGAAGACATTAAACCTTCTGAAAACAATATAAAAAAATAAATATGCACATACAAACAGATTTATTATTTCCAACAATAGAGGATAACTCTGATTTTATTAAGACTCATCCTAATCTACATCCTAGTAGTACTGCATATGAAATATATTGGAAAGAAGAATTAAATAGATTAATATATGGTTATTGGGGAGAAGAAAAAACTAAAGAAGGTTTAAAATATAGATTTATACCACCTCAGCTATATTATTTTATTAACTATCATACTATGATGGTTACTAAGAAAAAACAAAGGTTAAAATCTAGACCTTTTTTATGGGATATTAATTACACAATACTCAACCTCTGGTTTATAGCCAGGGGTTTTAGTGGTTTTAAAGATGATTTAGTTTATACTTCTAACTACGCTGTTTACTTAAAAGAACAATCTCTTATAACTAATTTAGAAGTACCTTTACATATATTAGATACTATATCAGAAGATTGTTATACTTCTACAGGAGACCTTAAAAAATATATAGATCCTTTAGAGTATTTAAACTCTACTCATAAAGAAAAATTAGGGCATCCTTTATATGATAACTATGCTAGTAATTTATTTCTCTTCGGTTGTCATGGAGAAGAGGTAAAAATTCCATTGTACAAAGGAGGGTATAAATTTGCAAAGGACATTTTAATCGGAGATGAGATAATAGGAGATGATGGTACAAAAAGAATTGTTACTAATTTACATAATGGTCAAGCACCACTTTATAGAATTAGTTCTAAATATAATGAATCTTTTACTGTTACATCTGCACATACTCTTTGCTTAAACAAACACTATAAAAGTGGTAAAATTAAAGAACAAGGAGAATACTTATTAGAAAATTTAGATTTTAAAAAATACAAATATTCTTTAATAACTGCTCCTATTAAATATCCTAAAAATGATCTAAAGATTGATCCATATTTTATAGGGTTATGGTTGGGAGATGGGTTTAAAAGAGAAAAGATGATTGTAGTAAATCCAAATAAAGATATAGAAATATTGGATTGGTTAAAAGAATACGGAAATAAAGTAGGTAGATATTCTCTTAAGCAAAGTAAAAATGGTTTAAATGATGGATTTACTACTAGAGTTTCTATAATATTTAATGATTTGTTGTATAAAAATAATTATTGGTCAAAGACTTTTAGAAATAATAAACATATTCCTTATGAATATATGTATTCTTCTTATGAAGATAGATTACAATTATTAGCAGGTTATATAGATTCTGATGGTAGTTTTGAAACAGGAAGATATACAATTACTTCAGTAGATTTAAATCTGTTAAAACAAACACAGCAGTTAGCTAAAAGTTTAGGGTTTAAAGCAGTAATACATAAACCTTCAAACACAGGGTTGACAAATTCTTTAAAATATAATTTAAGAATAAGTGGAGATATAACTAAAATACCTGTTAAACTTTCATATAAAAAAGCTTTAAATAATACAAATAAAAAAGGAAATAATTATAATTATATAAAAATTGATGACATAAAAGTAGATAATTTTTATGGATTTGATGTTGATAAAAACCATAAATATATCTTGGAAGATGGGATTGTTACTCATAATAGTAGGGGTGGAGGTAAGTCATTTATGGCATCTTCTGTGTTAGAACATGAGTATTTAACTGATGGAGCTAAAACATTGGAAGATTTTTTAGCAAAGAAAAATAAAATAGAAATATTTTGTGGAGCCCCCATTGCATCTAAATCTTCAGATTTATTAGATAAATTTAAAGATTCTTTTGATAATTTGCCTGGAGAATATTCTGATGGTAGAGAAATGTTTCCCGCACCTTTTTCAAGACAAAGCTCAGGTACTTTAAAAGTAGGTAACTCTAAAAATCCATTTAGATTTCAGTATGAAAAAAAGATAGGTAATACTACTAAATTAGTAGGTACAGGTACTTTGTTAAAGCACGAAACTTTTAAAGATAATAAACAAGCTGCAGTTGGAGGACGTTATACTGTAATAGTAATAGAAGAGGTAGGTTTAGAAGATTCATTATTAACAATACATGGAGCTAATAGATCTACTCAAGACTTAGGAGAAGGTAAATTCGGATCTTCTTTATATATAGGTACTTCTGGAGACGTTGATAAAGTTATTGAAACTGAGATTATATTTAGAGATCCAGAAGCTTATGATTTCTTAGCATTTCCTGATATATATGAAGGTAGAGGTAAATTAGGATTTTTCTTACCAGCTTATTATACCAATGCTAAATTTAAAGATGAGAATGGTAATACAGATGTTCAGAGAGCTTTAGAATATGAGTTCTATGAAAGAGAGAAGGCTAAAAAAGCTAATAATACAGTAGCATATGATGAGTTAATAATGTCTAGACCTATTAAGCCATCAGAAATGTTTTTATCTAGAACAGGTAATAAGTTTCCTATTGCTATGTTAAGAGAGGTTCAGGCAGATAATGATAGGTATGAGTATAAAAAACACTTAAGAACTGTAGGACATTTAATACCTGATAAAGATTATATTTATGGTGTAAAATTTAAAAATGATACAGATGCTAGACCTATAGATAGGTTTCCTCATGATGCTAAGTCTAATTTAGAAAGTGCTTGGGAATTTTATGAACATCCTCCTGGAGGATTAATACCTCCTGGATTGTATAAAATTGTATATGACCCTATTAGAGATGAAGGAGGAGGAACTTCATTAGCTGCAATATATGTATATAAATCTAATAATACATTAGAAGCTAATGGTAATGAAATAGTAGCATGGTGGGTAGGTAGATATGATAAACCTGATGATATACATTTACAATGTGTATTAGCTGCTAAATATTTTAATGCTCAAGTAATGTTTGAAAATAACATTATTGACTTTAAGAACTATTGTATGCGTACAGGTAATTATCATATATTAGCCACTACTCCAAAACAAATTATTGAAAAAGCTATTAAAGACCCTACACTTAAATATGATGTAGGTATTCCTATGACTACTCCTTTAAAAGAATATGCACTTAGGTTAACTCAACAATGGTTATTAGATGAAAAAAAGAAATATAAAGAGCAGTTATTAGATGGTACTGAAAGAGAGATTACAGTAAGAAACTTAAACACTCTTAAAGATGATTTGCTAATAGAAGAGTTAATACAGTATAACAGTAAAGGTAACTTTGACCGTGTATCTGCATTATTATTATTGATGCTATGGTTAGAACAAGATAAAGAATTAGTTATTAAAGAATCTGAAGATATAGTTAAAAAGACTAGTTTAGATTTTTATAAAGATTTACATAATAATAGATTAAAAAATAAAGTTTTAATAAATTATTAATTTTTTTTTAAATTTGTAATTTTAAATCATTTTAAATGGTAATACAAGAAAATGTAACTAGTAGTATATTACTGTCTAATTACGGTACAGATAGACTTTCATATAAGAAAAAAATAGCTAATGACTACGAGTGGGCAAGAGCTAAGATGGATTACTTTAGTAACCAATATAATTACTATTCTGATAAAAAAGAAAAGTTTAAAATTAATTATGAACTTTTTAATGGTAGAATGGA